GGTCTATCATCGTTAACGGCGGGCACCCTAGTTACCCGTATTTCCCTATGAACAATAATCCGATGACAGGAATGGTGCGGTTTAATCCCAGCAATCAGAATACCGAAGTATTTGACGGCGCTGGCTGGAGCGGACAGAGCAGCGCCGTCCCGATGATCGGATTAAGTCCTGATGCTGAGGCAGCGATTACATGGGCCATTACGAAGATGGAAAATGAGGCGTATATTCTTGGATTGTCTAAAGAATATCCCGCAGTCAAATACTTGCTTGATCAGCAAAACGATATTAAACACAAAATAGACATGGTGGTGGCACTGGTCAAACCAGAAGTAAAAGTATGATCGAGAGATTAGCGGAATCTACACTTATCAAAATGATAGGCAATCATTCCGCTACCTTTCCCTGTTTTTCCGCAGTGCGGGCAAATAATAGTTGGCTTTGCTAATAATGTTGACTATCTTCTATTAATCCTATATAATATTCATATGACTCAAGTAAACTTAACCGCAACACAAAATCCAGAATGGGCCTTATTTTTGCCGGCCTTATCTTCATTTTTTATATCTGGATTAGGCAAACAGCGTGAGGGCAATAACTATTTCGAGAAAGCAAGACTTCCCATTGGTATACCGGATACGGAAGTTCTAAACTTTCTCAATAGTAAACAGGCATTATTCCCATATAAATGGGCATTGTATAGTGCAGGCCATGCTGATTTAACTTCATACAAAACAAATCCTTCCGAGAGTATTGTCGTTAAGCGAGAGCCGGGTTCTTTTATTCTTGCTGACTCCGGCGGGTTTCAAATCCTTAAGGGGCAATGGCCGGCTGATTGGAAGGATCCTAACTGTCCTAAGGCCATGCAGAAACGACGGGAAGTATTAGCCTGGATGGAAGATATTGCGGATTACGGCATGTGTCTTGATATTCCGTCTCAATCGCTTCGCACATACGGGATGAAGGATAAGAACGGTAACTCGCTACATGGCATCAAGACTATTCAAGACGCTATCACTGCCACGCACATCAACAATGAATACTTTATCGCAAACAGAACGGGTAAGTGTAAGTTTCTGAATGTGATGCAGGGACTGAACCACACTCAAAGCGAGTCATGGTATCAGGAGATGAAGAAGTATTGTGACCCAAAGGTCTATCCCGATAATCACTTCAACGGTTGGGCTATGGGAGGTCAGACTAAGATTGACATTCATCTGTTCCTTATCCGGCTGATTAACTTTATCCACGATGGATTGTTAGAACAAGGTAAGCATGACTGGATTCACTGCCTGGGCACATCCATAGTAGAATACGCTGTGTTATTCAGTGATGTTCAACGTGCTGTCCGAAAGTATCACAACCCTGATCTGACTATCAGCTTCGACTGTGCCAGCCCGTTCTTCGGTGCTGCTAAGGGTCTGGCTTACAACAATAACTCTTTCAAGCACGACAAGAAATGGACCTACTCCATGGAAAAGACCGCGGAGAAGAAGGCTTACTCAACAGATACACGGAAGTTTCGTGATGCTGTTTTGGCTGAAGGTATCCATAAAGCCTTTACAGACAGTCCAATAACTGATAAAATGTTACTTAAGGATCTTTGCTATCGTGGCAAAGGCTTTCTAGGACAACACGGTAAAGAAACAAAAACATCTTGGGACACTCTCAGCTATACGCTGATTCAGGGTCACAATGTTTATCAGCATATGGTCGCAGTTCAAGAAGCAAATCGTCAATATGATTCAGGTGTCATCCCAAGTATGTTGATGAACAACACCTTCGAACACGTTGAAATTGGGAAGATCATCGATGAAGTCTTTGCCCAGAAAGATCGTCAAAAATCTCTTGATCTAGTTGAGAAGTATTCCAGGTATTGGATGCAGTTCAAAGCTGGTCAAGGATTCAGCGGTAAAAAGACAGTAAACTCACTGACACAATTCAACGCTCTGTTCACCGAAGAAGCTGAACCAGAAATTGACGAAGTTATTGAAGATGCTGATGATGCCATCACAGAGGCTTTAGGAGAATAACATGGGCGATGTAGTGGAAATTGACAATCAAGAGGACCTGATAACAATGACTACAGGAGCATCCGGTGAGATGCTTCGCGTGACAAAAACTGGGTTTTATGTTCGCGGCGTCCGAGTAGAACAAGATGCGAGGGAAGCAGAGAATGTTTATAATGCTTTCCATCAATGGCTCACATGGGCTGCACTAACAAGGAATTACTAATGGATCAGCGAACTCAAGCACTTGTAGACAAAATAAACAAGGTAAGTGACACCGCAACGCGCACTATCTTTGTGACATTTCAGAAAGAGGGGATTCATTTCTACCCGTTAGCAGCGGTTCACCCCGACCTTGCTGATGTAAGTTTTCTTGGCTCCCCACATCGACATATTTTTCATTTTCGTGTGGACATTCAGGTTGAACACTCCAACAGGGACATAGAATTCATCCAATTTAAACGTTGGTGCGAATCGCTCTACAGCGAAAAAGCACTTGAACTGGATTACAAAAGCTGTGAAATGATTAGCGATGATCTATATAAACAAATCGCTATTCGTTACCCAGACCGTGATGTTCAAATCGAAGTCTCCGAAGACGGCGAGAACGGCAGCACGATTTTTTATAACAGGTTTCGGCCTATTCAACAACTCGCTATTTAAAGGAAAACAAAATGGCAAAGATCGCTTATCAATCTAACCCGCGTGTCGCTCAAATCTTTGAGGACTTGGAAAACTATCTGGAGTTCTGTAAGGACTTCGGGTATCGGTATGATGAGGCAACCCTATATGATATGCGCGATTATGCGTATCGTCAGTTTCAGAAGGCGGTGACTGGCAAGTTCCCGCGCGACTGCTGGGTAGAAAATGCTCGTCCATAAAGACTGCATAGTAGTTGTGTCTGGGGGGTTCGATCCTGTTCACTCTGGACATATTCTGTTGCTTAACTCTGCAAAGACTTACGGCAACTATCTTATCGTCGGAGTCAACAGCGATGAATGGCTGGTGCGTAAGAAGGGCAGAGCATTTTTGCCTTGGTCCGAGCGTTCTGCTATTGTCAACAACATGAAAGCTGTTGATGAAGTAATGGCATTCGATGATAGTGATGGGTCGGCGTGTGACTTGCTTGAAAAAGTCAAAGCATTTTATCCCGGCTTTCCGATCATATTCGCAAACGGCGGAGACCGGACAGCGGTGAACATTCCCGAAATGCGAATTAAGGATATCATCTTCAAGTTTGGCATCGGCGGTGAGAACAAAATAAATAGTTCGTCCTGGATTCTTGAAGAATGGAAAAGCCCTAAAACATTCCGCCAATGGGGTTACTATCGTGTGCTACATGAAGCACCGGGATACAAAGTAAAAGAGTTAGTCATTGAACCTGGTAAGATGTTGTCGATGCAACGTCACTTTAAGCGTGAAGAACATTGGTACATCCTTAAAGGTGAATGTGACATTGGTACAACATATTTAGATATGTTCCAGCGTATTAATATTCGTGAAAACGAAACTTACAACATCGGCAAAGAAGTATGGCATCAGGGTCAGAATAACACTGACACTAATGTTCATATCCTTGAAGTTCAATACGGCACCGAATGTATAGAAGAGGACATAGAAAGAAAATGAGAAAACTATTCTACATGGGGCTGGGGCCTACTTAGTATTAGAACTATATAAAAAACAATACCGGTGATAAATACTATATAGGAGCATATATGAGTAAACAATCACCGGATCATGTTGAAAAACGAATTAGTAAAATCCGAGGTGTTAAAAAAGGTCCTTCGCCATTTAGAAAAACAACTGAACAGATAATCACAGAAATACAATCTTATCATGGTGATAGGTATTTGTTGGATCGGGTTCAATATGTCAACTGTTCTACTAAAATTGAAGTTGGCTGCCGTGAGCATGGATATTTCTTTAAATGGCCAAATGACATGAAGGGTGGAGGATGTCCCAAATGCGGCGGAAGTCTCAAAAAGACTCCCGACGAATTTTTAGAACAAATGCACCAGTTGTTTCCTGAATATGAATTTAAAACTCCATATAAAAACGCTCATACGAAAATAGAAGTAGTATGCCCGGATCATGGACCATTTATGATTAAACCTAACACTTTACTATCAGGAACAGGATGCGGGACATGTGGATACGAGAAGGCCTGGCTAACTAAAATAGCGAATGGACAATGTCGTGATCCCAGTGAGATAGGTGAGCATGAGTTATACCGAAAAGCAGTGTGGCGAGAAACAAACCAAAGCTTTAATAAATATTTCGCCGGTCAACAACGAAACAAGGACATTCATTTGGACCATATTGTATCCATAACTGACGGCTGGGCGAATAAGATACCCGCAGAGATTATAGGATCGGTGATAAATCTGCGACTTATTAATGGAATTGACAATAGAAGGAAGTCCAATAAGAGTGACATGACAGTAGAAATGCTGTATAATAAGTTTAAAGAATTTAAGGAACAACTATGCGAAAATTGATATATATGGGACTCGAAAAATATAAGAGTAGATACACCTTTCAACTCCAAGACTGGAATGAAGCAGTATTCAAGAGTCGTAACATTGATTATATTCTGGTGCCGGGGGAGACTCTCAGTAACGATCAAGCTATTGTAACGGGACAAGTTCTGGACGCGCATGGTCGTAGTTATTTCGGCATGAGTCAGTTGATGAATCTGGTCAAACTGATGAAAGCAGGAGAGGTGACAAGCGATGATGTGGTCTACTTTGAGGATATGTTTCAACCGGGCATGGAGTCTTTACCCTATATACTTCAACAGGTCGACCAATCAAAGCGCCCTCGGATTTATGTTCGCTGTCTTGCTCAGTCCATTGATCCTGATGATTTTGTTCATGTATGGGGTATGTCTAAGTGGATGGGTCATTATGAAAAGATGTTGGACTCGTTTGTAGATGGCGTACTTGCGACCAACGAAGAAATGGTCGCCCATATGAAGATTGCGGGATGGGAAGCGCCTATCTACAATATCAGTGGTCTGGCATTCGGCAAGGCAGAAGTGCTTAGTCGAGTGAAAGAAGTTATCCCGTTTGATGAACGTCTACCTCGCGTAGCTTTCTCAGCACGATGGGATCAGGAGAAGCAACCTGACTTCTACATGGACATGATCGAAGCATGGCATCAGGAGTTGCCCAACTCAAAAGTTGAGTTCTGTGTGTTCAGCGGTGGCAAGTTGAAGTCTAACAATGAATCTTACATGGCACGAACCCGCGACATGCAGGCGCGTGGTATGCTGACTGTATACGAAGACTTGGAAAAGAATCAATACTATGATCTGCTGAACAATACCCGCGTAGTATTCAACTGTGCGCTTCAAGATTGGGTCAGCAACACCGTAAGTGAAGGTGATACTCTTGGCTGCAACGTTCTGTATCCTGCGTATCGTTCGTTCCCAGAAACATTCGCCAATGACTTTGAACGACTATATGTTCCCTGGAGCATCCCTGATGCGATGAACAAGCTGTATGGTCTGCTGTCATACCCGCATGAGAACATGGGCAAGATCAGCGATTACAATGACAAAACCATTGATCGTATCTGTGATATTTTTGAAGGCGACAACTCAGGCCTGCGAATGACTAAAGATTATCGGAAGTATACCCGTGAATCAAAGTATTGAACCAATCATTCTCGTTAATGTAACAAGTGACTCTGGTCTTGTTCTGGCCAGAGCATTTCATTCAGCGGGTCGACCAGTTATCGGTGTTATCTCTTCGGTTGATAAAGACTTTGACAAGGACATATCCTGTCTGACAGAGTTATTAGTCGGAGAGGTAGAAGGGCTGGCGAAGGCTGCGTGTGCCTTAAACAACTATTGCTGCGAAGTAATACACTGCTAAAAATTACAAACGCCGATACAACAGATAAATAAGTATGAGACACAATGGTCTCAAAAATCAAAAACATACCATCACAAAGGAAGGTACATATGTCATACAATAAACAGAAGACGGATCCAGAATTGGGTCAACAAGTTCACGAACATCTGGTCAAATGTGGAGTTGAAACTCCCACATTGCCAACACCGTTTGATCGAAAAGACAAGATTGATGTTATTGAAAAATACTTCACTGAAATCATGATGGTTCTCGGAATGGATCTCACTGATGATTCCCTCGCCGAAACTCCAAAGCGCTGGGCTAAAATGGCGGTAAACGAAGTGCTATGGGGGCTTGATTTTGAAGCATTCCCTAAATGTACCACTGTCCAGAACAAAATGAAATACGATGAAATGGTCGTCGAACGCGGAGTTGCTGTGTATTCTACTTGCGAACACCACATACTTCCTATCGTAGGAAAAGCGACAGTCGCGTATGTACCTAAAGAAAAGGTACTTGGACTGAGTAAAATTAATCGTGTAGTTGAATATTTCAGTAAGCGCCCTCAGATTCAGGAACGACTAACTGAACAGATTTATCATGCCCTGCAATTCATTTTGGAAACAGATGACATTGCGGTTATGATTGAAGCAGAGCATCTATGTGTTGCTTCCCGCGGTGTTGAAGATACCGGTAGTTCAACAGTGACCAGCAAGCTTGGTGGCGGATTCAAAACTGATCCCGCTGCCCGGGCAGAGTTCTATCAAATAGCCAGACAAGGTAGTATATGACAGAAATAATTTGTATCATTGGTGTGTCTTATATTATCGTAATGGGATTGCTATGGTACGCAAACAAGTATGCCGGAGAGTCTGCGTGTACACATGATTGTGACCAGGGTCGCCGATGCACCTGCACCAAAAAGGGGACAGATGATGAACACACGACACCTCAATGAGGCTGACTGGAAATCTATCAGAGAAAAACATGCAGCGATGACACCAGAACAAAGTCGTGCATGGCTTCGTACAATAATGGGGCCTGAGCGACGCCAGATATCTGGGTGTCGAGTATGAGCATCTTACTACTGTTTTTGAGTTGACAACACCTGATAGTTCAAGTAACAATCAACACAGTTGGACGGACGAGTATCAGATATGTGGGAAGAAATATAGCGTCACCTCGGGAATCGAAGACCGACCTATCATTGAGGAAATAATAGATGATATTCAACAAGAGTAAAGAACTTTTGACATAAAACACGCAGGCGGTGATAAATACTGAAAAGGAGTAACACCGTGACAAAAAGAACAACGAAAGAGGAATTTATTAAACGAGCCTTTAAAATTCATTCCGGAAAATACGAATATGAAAATGTTATTTACATTGCAATGTTACAAAAGGTAAATATAACTTGCCCTGAACATGGTGATTTTTCACAGAAGCCATCAGATCATTTAGGAGGACACGGATGTCCCAAATGCAAAGGTGACAACGCTGCGTGTAAGTGGGATAATATAAAGGAACAGTTTTTGCAAACTCATAATGGATACTATTTTTATGATGATGCAACTTATATTCGTAACAGTATAAAGATGAGGATGTTTTGTCCTAAGCATGGCGAGTTTTGGCAAAAACCAGAACTTCATAAAAATGGGGCAGGGTGTAAGATATGTACTGCCAGTTCGGGCCCAGGAAAATATTGTGATAAGGTGTTTGACAAACAACCAGAACTTAAAAGTAAGCCGGCCGTACTTTATTTTCTGGAGCTAAACGATATAGATGGTACTAAGTTTTATAAAGTGGGGATTACGATAAATCTCCGGTCCAGGTATTATAATTTTATAAAAAATAATGGTGGTAAAGTATGCTGGATAGTCAACGGATCTCTATATGAATGTTTCCTACGAGAACAAAATATTTTAAAAATGAATACGGATTTTAAATATATACCGAAGTTATGTATGTCAGGTAAATCAGAGTGTTTAAGCAAAGAGGTAAAAAAATGGTTTTAAATGAAATGAAAAAATTAAAAAAGCAAGGTAAAATAATAGGAATAACTTTCAGTACATGGGATCTTTTTCATGCAGGTCACGTGGCAATGCTTGCTGAAGCAAAGAATCACTGTGACTATCTAATCGCTGGACTACAAACTGATCCGACTATTGATCGTCCGGGTATTAAAAACAAGCCGGTGCAGAGCATTGTTGAGCGTCAGATACAGCTGGGCACGAATCGTAATGTGGATGAAGTTGTTATCTATGAGACTGAGAAGGACCTCGAAGACCTGCTTCTTATTCTGCCAGTTGATGTTCGTATTTTGGGTGTAGAGTATAAAGACGTTCCATTTACCGGAAGAGATATCTGTATGCGCCGCAACATCGAAATCGTCTTTAATGGGCGTGACCACAGTTTCAGCAGCAGTAATCTACGCCAACGTGTATACCAATCAGAACTATCAAAGGAAACCAAATGAAAGAATATGAAGAACAAATAGAGATAATGAAAGCATTGAAGGACAAAGTAGATGCGGTAGAAGGCAAGAAATGGGAAGACGGAGTTGGCTACGTCCAGCTGAAAACCGCACATCCTGACCCAAAACTTCACAAATACATCAGCTTTGCCAAAAGCGGGCCACGCATAATAGCAGCATATAATCTGTCATTCGGTACCCTATTCCTAGCAGGTATATTTTTTGCGGTAGCAGAGATTTTGGGTATCATTGAAGAAATGGTATAACAACTGTTGACTTTAACATCAACTCATGTTATAATAGCGCATGACACGCATTAACGCCAATATCGATCCAGCTACGCTACATCGTAGGCATCTGGTTGCTGAACTACGAGAGATTACTATGGTTCCGGCTGCACTGAAACGGGCACTGCGAACTAAAACTAAAGACGCGATTCTAGCAAGCATTCCCGAAAAGTTCACTCTTGGAACAGGACATGTGCGATTCTTCTATGACAAGCAGGAGTTTCTGCGCGTCAGGTTCCATAACCTTGTAAGGGAAATGAAAAGCAGAGGGTACTCACCTGATGTGCTTCGTAGTACCGCATTTTGGAATTTTGATCCAGAGTTCAGGAACGACTGGCAATCCTCAGCAGACGATAACGCCCTAGTACAGGAACGTATCAATCTGCGTATCAGTCAAAAACCACATCTATACAAAGACTAATATGAAATATATAAGCACAAAAGAATATTCACATCTTGCCCCGATTGCGTACCGTCAATGGCGCTCAGATTCTCACTGTAACCTCATTCACGGTTATGCTCTTACTTTCAAGTTTGAATTTGAATGTGACACACTTGATGCCCGCAACTGGTGTTTTGATTATGGCGGGTTGCGACCTCTGAAAGATTTCCTCGAGGATAAGTTTGATCACTGTATGCTGTTGGCGCAAGATGACCCACATTATGAGGTCATCAAGAATCTTGGCACACTTGGTCTGGCAAAGATCACTGAAGTTGAAAAGACAGGATGCGAAGGTCTTGCTGACTTTTTATATTGGTATGTGAACAATGAATTTTTGCCGAACTGTGGCGTAGCAGAAGCAGAACGAGTTTGGTGTTGCAAAGTAGAAGTACGAGAGACACCTAGCAATATGGCAATGCGTCAAGGTCACCGTGAAGATAAGGAATTTTAATGTTTGGAACAAATGAAATAATCGGTCAGAAGTATTTTAAAGATGCGCCAGCAGATTCGCTGTATGTGACCTCGATGTTTTTCACTCTACAAGGTGAGGGACCATATGCAGGTATGCCAGCGATGTTTATCAGACTGGGTAAGTGCAATCTGGCCTGTTCATTCTGTGATACCTTCTTTGATGATGGTAATTGGATGACATACACCGAGATTGAATCAAGTATGTATCATACTGTTTGCAATCACTGGAACATGGAGAACCCGTTTGATATGGTACCGCGCTGGGCCCTTCCTAATCTACCTAGTACAGTTGAGGCCGGCCGGCTAGGACCATACCCGAACATTGTTCTTGTGGTAACAGGCGGTGAGCCACTGCTACAATCTAATCTGTCTAAGTTTCTGGACAATCAGATTCCGCATTTCAAAGCAGTGCAAGTTGAGACTAATGGAACGATAGATCGAACGCTATCCTCAGGTGTCACAGTTGTTTGCTCTCCAAAGTGTTCAGAAAAGAACGGGAAAGCTATCAAGTATCTGGCACCGTCTAAGTTCATTCTAGAACGAGCAGACTGTCTGAAATTTGTCATGTCGAACAATAAGGAAAGTCCTTATAGTTCAGTACCTGAATGGGCACACACATGGAAGGCGAATAATCCTAACAAGGAAATCTACTGTTCGCCGATGAATGTGTATAACGACTTCCCACAAAAGATCAAACTATTACGGGCCGAGAAGGGTCAGATCACCATGGCCGAACGATCAACCGTTGACGAAAAAGTTTCATTCTGGGAACCGGGTCTACTCAATCTTGCTGAAAATCAAGCGAACCATGAGTATACCGGAAACTATTGCTTAAATCATGGATTTAAGTTAAACTTACAACAACATTTATATGTGAGCATGGCATGAGGACATACATTAAGCGGATTGGGTTTCTGGTAAGCTATCAGACTCTGGTGCCACACGGTGGCATCGGACAGTTCGCCAAGAGTTTTATTGAAATGATGACGGCTAACGGTATCAAGGTCGATATCATAACTGATAAGAAACCACAGGATAGCGAGTTTGTAAAATCATTAAATGCTACTATTATATATCCTGATGAATCGTTGCCGTATACTGAACATAGCAATATTTTCATGTACGGCGATAGTTTTTGCTACGAGCGGATGGCAAACTTTCGCAACTCAGTTATCAAGGCGATTAGCCTGAACATATACGACTCTCTAGTATGTAATACATACGAAACCATTCAGGTAGCATCAACCATGGGACTTGATGATTGTATTCAGATCATCGCCTACACTCATCTGGAAAGTCAGATATTCAAAGACACAAAGAATCCGTTTCTTCCCGGGGTCAATGAAATGATGCGCCTGCAACTGGAAATGAGCAACATCTATATCGGCACACAGAGTAAGTTTAACTCGCTGGAGATTGACAAGGCGTATGTGCTGCCAATTCCGCTGCCGGAAAAGGGATTGCTAGAAGAACATCACGCGCCTCGCGAGGGTGTGCTGTTCATCGGACGATGGGAAGAAGGTAAGAACCCCGAGTTATATCTGGATTTGATTGAACAGACTAAGTTGCCGGCGCGAGTTATGACTAATGCGAACGGAGCAAAGAAGTTTGAAGAACGCCTGAAGAAGATGGGTGCTGATTACAAGATAGCTGTCAGTATCATCGGACAAGAAAAAGTTGACTTCATCACCAGTTGTCGTGTAGCGTTCAATCCTAGCACTGTAGAAAGCTATGGAATTGCGTTTCTGGAACAGATGATTCAGATGCCGACTTATGCTTTAGAAAATCAACGCTGGACGCAAAACTTCAATCACGGGTATTTCTTTACCACTACCAAGAAGAACATGGCTAAAGATATTCTGGATAGGTATGAACATGCCACTCAAGCGTGGGTTTGGTATGAAGGCGGTTCGCTGGTATATCATCAGGCCCGAGAAAATAAGGTGTTTCGCAAATGGAATGAATGTTTCAGTGAATTCACCTGTAAACAATCTAACAGCAACACCGCAAAGATTTGTCTGGAGAAAACGGTGAAGTATAGTGACTTCATCGAGGCGCTAGGTCGTTCAATCGTTTGTATTGATGATGTTAAATCAGTGTTGACTAACGCGCACAAGTTCCGCATTATCTATACGGACACGGATACTTATCTGACTAAAGATCCGGACTTTGAGCCAGAAGAAAATAACACAGGAACAGGATTATTCGAGGGACTATGAAAAAAATATTGATAACAGGTAACTCAGGATATATCGGCTCTCATCTTTCTAAGTTGCTGAAGGATGAGTATGAACTACATGGCATTGATCTTGTGATACCTCAGGTTCAACTCCATGATCACACCTGCTGGGATATCAGACGATTGACACCTACCTACTACGGTGAAGAATTTGACACCGTCATTCATCTGGCTGCTCTTGTCAATGTAGGTGAAAGTGTTCTCCGTCCTAATGAATATTACGACACCAACTTGAATGGCACCATGAATGTGCTGCGAAATATCCGCACAAAGAACTTCATTCTGGCCAGCACCGGAGCAGCAGATGGTTGTGCGAGTCCCTATGGTGTCAGTAAACGTGCAGCAGAAGATTGCACCAGAGAGTTCTGCGAATCGCGTGGCATGCCATTCACGATGTTTCGATTCTATAATGTGATAGGCTCAGATGGCATCGCGCCTACTAACCCCGATGGGCTGATGTACAATCTGATGAAGGCTCCGGAACGAGGAGAGTTCACTATCTTCGGGAACGACTATGACTGTAGTAACGACGGCACCTGTGTGCGCGACTATGTCCATGTCATGGAGATATGCAATGCGATTCGTACAGCGGTAGAGAAACCCAGCGGACAGATTGAATGTCTGGGACACGGGGTAGGTTACACTGTAGCAGAGATGGTCAGACTGTTTCAGCGTGTCAATGACGTTGACTTTGATGTTGAATATGGCCCGCGGAGAGCAGGTGATCTGCCCTCGTCAGTGCTTGAGGAGGTGTCACTATATATGAAAAAGCTCTACACTATGGAAGAGTTATTAAAGGTTGACAAGTGCTAAATAGTATGCTATAATAAACCTATGTTCAATAAACTCAAAAATCTATTCAAACCCAAACCAGAAGTTGACTGGAAAGTAGCTCCTAATATCCCTGAGGTACCTGAAGTTGTCGCGCCCAAAGTTCGTGCAAAGAGAGTACCCGCTGCCCCGAAGAAGGTCAAGGAAACTGTTCTGACTGATAAAGAGAAAGCAACCTCAGCAGGAGAACCATATGTTGCTATTTTGAAAATCGACATTGACCCAAACAATATTAACAACGGTGCGTTTGAACTGGACTACAATGACAAGTTCATTCTCAATCTGATCAAGTCTGGATACAAAATCAAAGACGATGACACTGATGCTGAAATGGTCGACCGTTGGTTTCAGCAAGTTTGTCGCGGAGTAGTTATGGAAATGTATGAGCAAGAGCAAGCAGATCCGGAGAAGCGCGACCTGCAACCACTGACACCTGGTGACGAGCGGGTGATCAATCGTAAACCACTAGGCGACGGCCGGTCTGAAATAAGTTAAAACGGGTAAACACCCGTTGACAACAACGTAGATCAGTGTTATAATAGTAGCATATTATGAATAAATACGCCTTAATCGACACTGCTAATCTTTACTTTCGGATGCGACATATGGCATCTAAAAACGCTGACAGCTGGGAGAAGGTCGGCTANGCGCTNCATCTTGTCTTTGCATCAGTCAATAAGATCGNGAAACGTTTTGGACCCGACATCCACGTGGTGTTCCTCTTGGAGGGGCGCAGTTGGCGCAAAGATTTTTATGCACCTTACAAAAAGAACCGAGTAGTAAATGATCAGGATCTTACTGAATCCGAGCGCGAAGAATCGAGGCTCTTTTGGGAAACTTTTGAGTCGCTTGTATCCTACCTTAGAGACAAGACCAACGCTAGTGTTTTGCGTGAGCCGAACGCCGAAGCGGACGACTTGATTGCCAGATTCATTCATCTGCATCCCGATGACACCCACTACATAATTTCTTCGGACACTGACTACCTACAATGCATTGCGCCGAATGTGTTCCAGTACAATGGAATCACTGATCAGTACATTACGCTTGAAGGTTATCACGACCACAAATATAATCTGATTGTGGACAAGAAAACAAAAGAGCCGAAGCTACTAGAAGATCCGCAATTCATTCTGTTCCAGAAGTGTATGCGGGGCGACGGCACTGACAATGTATTCTCGGCGTATCCGGGTGTGCGACTGAAAGGCACAAAGAACAAAGTGGGACTGACTGAGGCGTATGCTGATCGTGATAAGCAAGGATTTTCGTGGAATTGTTTGATGCTGGCACGCTGGTCAGACCACGACGGTGTGGAACATCGTGTCAAAGATGATTATCAGCGCAATGTCACTCTCGTTGACCTGACAGCACAGCCTCAGCACATCAAGGACGCTGTTGACGCAGCAATCATCGAAGGTGTCAGAACAGCACATGTGCCGAACGTTGGTCTGCACTTTTTGAAATTTACCAGTAAATACGAATTGACAAAACTTGCCGAATATGCCGACACGTATGTCAGATGGTTAAATCAGGAATACAAGGGGGTATTGCGTGGCATTCCTGGCGAAGAAAAGTAGTATCAAAATGCTACGCAAAGGTGATCCTAAATGGTTTATCAGTGACGATAATATCAAGATAACACCACGCGCAGGGTTTGAGATTAATCGTCGTTGCCCAGAAGAATACAAATTTATCATCAATGAATGTATCGCAAGCGGTTGGCTTAATCCAGTTGCGTATGTGAAAGAAAATGAATTTATGTGGGAGATATTAAATGAAGATTGAAAACGCAAACGGCACAGAGGGTTGCTTGATTTACGAACACGGCACTGGTAAGTTTTACTTTCGTGTGTATGGCAAGGGGTCATTCAAAGATTATGACATTTATCATTCCGATCTTTTTGTGAAGATTGATGACAAGGATGCTTCTTTTTATGAGCATGAAGATGGGCGAATGGTCCTGGATCACTCTCCGGAAACTTTAGGTATGGGGGTAGACAATGGCAAAGAAAATTGAATTGGATGGCGAGACCGCAGACAAAATTACATTGCTAAATCTCAAGGATTATCGAAAGTATCTCAAAGCAGAACTTAAAACTTGGAGAGAGAATCCGAAAACAGATTCTAATCCAGATGGAATTTGGTTGCACCCGGAAGATGTGGCCGAAAATACTAGGGCAATAGAGGCACTTAATTTGATTATCAAACACTTTGGAGAAGAATAATGAAAGTAGAACTTGACAAACAACTATGCGAAAAGTTTCCGAAACTGTTTCGGGATCGCCACGCGCCAGTGACCCAAACTTGTATGTGTTGGGGGCTGTCCTGCGGTCCAGGATGGGGTAATATTCTGAGGGCACTGTGCTCCAACATCCAGCATCATATCGATTGGTCTCGCAAACAGCGAGCCTCAGCCCTTCAATACAACCGCTGTTTGCGCAGGGCAATAAACGGTGACAAAGCAGGGTTGATCTGGTACAACACTTACGGCGAAAATGGACCTTCGCCCTGGACGCTAAAGCGCATAGAAGAAGAAATTGCCAATCCACAATTTCGCAAAGTGCCCGATGCTGTCTGTCAAGTAGTGGTCGATCAAGTTAAGGAAAAGTTTGGCACACTGAGATTCTACTATCATGGTGGTGATGAAATGATTGATGGCATGGTGCGTATGGCTGAAAGCATGTCTGGGCTGACTTGCGAGGAATGCGGCAAGCCAGGTAGGACTAATAACAACGGTTGGCTACGGACTCTATGCGAGGAACATGCGAAAGAACGCGGCACATTTGAAGAGGATGAGGACAACTCAGTAGAACCATGAAACTGTATATTGCTGTGCTAGACGAGTTTCCAGACTACATGACACCCACACTAGTGGCTCATTCAGTATTGGCTGCTCACTTGGTATTCTGCGACAATGACCGTTATAAAAAGTGGCTGACCGAATCGTTTCGCAAGTGTGTCCTTCGGGTTAACAAGAAAGAGTTTGAAAAAATTAAGCAACTCCCTGATGTGCATCTTGGGCATGAGAATCATACAATGAACGGTGACAAGGCATGTGCTGTTGTCTTGCCGTATGAACCTGATCAGGTCCCGAATGTGTTGAAATTTGCTAAACTGTGGAACACAAAATGAGCGAACTTATTAACAAACTTGCCCTGCAAGCATTTGAACCGATCAATGCTATTTCCTCAGAGGGTGTAGCAGATTGGTATACATTCAACCATACTTGGTTTCAACTGTATAACAAACGCTTTGCCGAACTCATCGTGAAGGAATGTATCAACGAGATTGATTCTGTAACCACCGGTGATCATGGTCGCGATGAATGGGACAACGGGTATGATGCCGGACTATCTCAAGCATCAGAAACAATTAAAGAACATTTCGGAGTTGAATGATGAAATTCGCAATCACTCAGTATGACACCACACATCAGGGAAAGTTTGAGCCGGCGTGGTATGCTGATGTGTGGGCATCGGATACTACATTAAAGTTTCAAGTCTTGGGGATGCCATTTAATAGTGCGTTTCATATGGACCGCAAAGCAATTCCGCAACTGATTTGTATATTACAAAGGATACAAAATGATGCCAAAATTCATAGTTGAGTTGTGGTTAGACGGTTATGAATCTGAAGAGGAAATGGCTGCTGCCTGCAAAGAGTTTATTTACGAGCAGTTAAATTTTAGTGCCAGTTCTGTTACAGTGACAGAAATAAAGGAAAACGAAAATGATGACATATAAGTTTATCGCCATTGACGATGAAAATAACGAATACGGACCTGCTCGACATATTGAGCATACGATCACCGGTGAACAAACCTGGGTCGAACTGCTGCCACGCTTTGAAGAATGGCTGCGAGGCGTCGGGTATGTGTTCGACGGACAACTAGAAATGGTGAAAGAATGAGATTGCTAAACGATGAACTGAATGGTGTATATGTATGGGTTGATGACAATGACGAAAATGTTGAACTCAGTCCTCACTTTGACTACGAGGAAGATGCCATTCAATGGTATGGAAGAATAGCCAAAGATATCTTTGAGGAATTTGGAATAAAAGCACAGGGAGAACTATCATAGCACAGCACCGCAATTATTGGTCGTGTAGTCCTTTCGGAGATTGGATACGCGGAACAACGAAACTGAAATCCGGAACATCAGAAGAATGGGACGAGTGGAACGAAAAAGCCGCCGGCGCACATCCTGTCCGTTATTGGATTGTTGAAGAAGGACTCGGCAAGGTGCAAGACTTTGTGACCTGGCCGAAACGCAAAGTCGGAGATATGCGAAACTACATCACCAACCGTTATGTCAGCAAGACACATGCCCTGACCAGCAAACTGAAAAAGGGCCAATATTACGAATATGAACACCGCCTGCTGCATTGTGTATTCCAATCACTAGTTGACTATGTTGAGATTGAAGAAGCATGGATGCAAGTTGGTTGGGGCGAGGATGATTCCAAGTACAAATCTACTCGTCGTTTCTGGTGGCAAGAATGGCGCTGTCCCGAAGCAGGCGTAGATCGTCTTAAATGGACTGCATCTCTTGTCTGCGACGAAGATATGGGAGTTGACAAAGATTCACCAAACTACGGCAAACCTACTAGGCAAGCTATTCACGCGCAAGAGATTCTGGACATCTACACTTGGTGGAAAATTACTCGTCCTGCTCGTCCTGATCCGTACGAAGCTAGCGGGTGGAGCGCCTGGAACGATGCACAAGATGTTAAACGCGGTGACAAACCTCGTAGACTGTTTCGCTCTGATCGCACCGCAGCGGAACGCAAAGAATCAAGCCGACTTTTCAAACTTGTCGGCAAGATCGAAGCTGAGTATGACAAAGAAGATACTGACATGATGATCCGTCTTGTCAAAATCAGAAATGGAATGTGGACATGATACTGCTGAACCGGAACCAAATGAAGCAACTTCGAAAAATCTTCAAAGATAACAAAGAAGTAGAAGAAGTGATGCTGAACAAAGAAAGCAAATCAGGCATCGGCCCCAATCTATACGCAGATTATGTCAACTCTGATAGCGAACAGGTTCGCGTTGATATATCAGATTACGCCAGTTGGTAAATCACTGGTAAAAGTAGGGCTAAATATACTATGTTAATGGAGCAGAATATGAAGGGAAACACGATGCTAATAGCTAAACCTATTATTAAAGATCAGTATTGGGTAGTGACGAATGGGAAAGAGAAGGTCGGCAATGTAATGGCGACTGGATCCGGATATGAAGTGAAGATTAACGGTGCCGTCTCACACTTTGAGAACACCAGTAAAATCAAACGACAAGTTCAAATTGAATTTCAGCCTGTTAAGAAGACAAGAGCCAAGATCGACTTGCCGTATGTGGCGTACCCTACTACAGGCAAAGTTCACAACTCTGTGATTGATATCAAGCGTAAGCTACACCTGTTCACCAAGACGGCGAAGAGTAAATGCTTCTATGCAGCAGGATGGTTTAACATCAAGCAGGGAGCAACAGTTGAGTCAATCTTTTGTCCCAAATATATTTTCGTGCTACGATACGATTTCGCCGGCCCATATAAAACAGAGGCTGAGGCAACACACGATAAATAACAGATGATTCATATTAAGCGATTCATCGACAAGGTGTCACACATCGAGGGCCGGCAAGGGAAGGACGTTGTTTTGCCGGTCGCCGAGGCGCGCGGACTCCGCGATGAATTGAGTAAGTTGCTGGCAGATAATAATGAACTGTTGTCAGGTAAATTAAACACCCCGGCTCAAGAACAAACGATCCAGGTTGAAATAATAGGTGGTAAATTTTGAGCAGGACACAACCAAAAGTTCTACTTGAAATAGTAGATAAAGTTTCGTATAAGTGTGATCAAATAGTTGAAGCTTCGGGTATCTGGGCAGTGTTCTATGAAGGTGCTGCCTTCAACCTGAAGTCACAACACTACTTGGACTCCGAGGACACACCTAAATATAAGAAGACCAGCTTCTCCAATCCAGGACATGCCCGCAACCTCTGTAGGAAATTAAATGTCCAGTTTAAAACAGACAAGTTCACCGTGGTCTTCATGTCCGGCGGAACTCAAGTCTATCCCGATGCCTGAACGAAAATCAGCTAAACGACTGATAACTGAGGCGGTGCTGGCCCAACTGCCTGAGCAAGATTCTACAGTAGATGATATCATCTTCCAATGGTGGATGACCGGCCGCCAAGATGGTCTGCGTCTTACTGCAATGGGAGACACAGCATTTAGATTAGCAGAGATTGAGTTCTTCAACTGCCCTGCTGATAAGCTTCCGCCGGGTAGTTGGTATAACTTTCTTATTGAGTTAAACAAAAAAATGAAATGCCCGTATTATCTGGGCTCAACTAAAGAAGAAAAGCGCGAACCCTACATTCGCATTTACGACAGTAAGATCGCCATGATGCTTACCATATATGGCAATCTACAAGAGTATTTAGAATCAATCACAGTTAAACGCCGATAGTCCCGAAACATGTCAACGGAAACACTGGCTACGGCGTTATTAGTATATGACATTAAAAAGTCATTCATTTTTACTTATAAGGAAACACAAATGAAACTAGTTCTCTCTTTAATCGCCGCTCTCGGCATGGTCTCCGCTTTCGCAGCCGACACAGTTAAGCCAGTTGCAGCACCCGCTGCTGTAGTTGCTGCACCTGCTAAGGCAGAAGCTGCTCCCGCTGCTAAG